CCGTTCCTCACATTTTACGAAACGTTGGACTCCACTTTTTTCAGCCTACCTCAGTCGATGTCGAATTTCTTCTTCAGGGTCACTTGGGGCACCAGCAGGAACATCGGCACCGTGACCAGTCCTCGGCCGGTGGCTTGAGCCTTTTGTGAAGCGGCGGAGAAACCGCCGCGTTGGCCCTGGCGGGCGCGCTGGTTTTCTGCGACGAGAAGGGAGGGTTTGCCCCGGCGGTAGATGAAACGCAGGCGCTGGCCGCGGAGCTTTTCCCAAAGACCGGGGGTCATGCGTTTGCCGCGTGGACCCTTGCCTGCAGCCGGCAAGGGAATGGCCAGCCAGAATCCATCCTTGGAAAGGATGGTGGCCCCTTGGTCATGCGCACCGACGATGACGGGCGCCCGGCTGTAGACCAGGCCCGCCGCCTTGATGCTCAGTTTGCCTTTGGGGTAAACCTCGCCGCGCCAGGTGTTGGCCAAGCGCTGGCCGAGGCCTGCACCGGTGATCTGGCTACGTAGTTCGGTCTTGAGGCCATTGGTGGCTTCACGAATCGAGAGTGTCACCGCCTGTTCGGCAATGCGCACCTCATCGGCCAGCATCTGGTCCAAGTCGCCAGACAGGGCAGCTTGCAATCTCATACCGGCGCTCCTGTGAGCGTCCAGATCAAGCGGTCCCGATCAGCCAGGGGGTCACCCACCACCTGATAGGTCTGGCCGGCAACGGTGAAACGATCGCCCTCGCGGGGAGATGCCACGTCACGAGCCATCACATCGAAGCGGTGGGCGGCCACCACCAACCGGGTGTCACCGAAGGACTCAACAACATCCGGTGTCTTGGCGATGAAGCGCGTGGCGATCTCGCGACCATCGGCTAGCCGGCAGGTGCCGGGCACCCCCAACCGGGCAAACAGGCGCGAGACCGCGCGCTCAAACGCAACTGGCATCGGATCAGGCGGTCAGCTTGATCAGGACGCCCGGGCGGTGGCACATGGGCAGCGGATTGCTCTGGGTGTGCAGATCGGTGCCACGGTCGAACTGGCGAGGAGCCTGCTTGGCGTACAGCGACTGGCCCAGCGTGTTGACCGTCTCGTTGAAGTCGGCTGGGGCAAAGTAGGTGCCAAAGGTGTCGACGGTGCCGAGCGGAAAAGCATGGGCCTCACCTGCTGCAATGAAGCGACGGGTGCCAAGTTCCCCATTGGCTTGCAGGTAAGCGGCTTGGCCCCGGTATTCCTCGAAGGTGACCCCGGCGTAGGTGAAGCCCGAGCGCACGTCGTTGATGAGCACTGCGCCTTGCTGCCAGTTGGTGTAGGCGGTCTTGACCTCTTTGTGTGTGGTCAGCGCACGGAAGAATTCCGGCGAACAGAGGACATGCACGCCGGTCATGAATTCGCCCTGAAGCGCATCCTCGATCTTGGTCAGCAGGTCGTAGCAATGGCCCTTGACCTCGCTGTTGGCATTGGCCAGATCAAAGTTCACCGACTGCGGCGTGATCTGGAATTCGGTGAACAGGTTGCTGATGACGCTGCCATCGGCGTCCAGGATTTCACCCTTCAATGCACCCATACGCAGATGCTCGAGCGTGATGGCGTGCTTGTTGCGCATGGTCTCCAGGTGACGAGCGAGCACGCCGGAGATGGCCTCCATCTCGGTCTCGGAGCCGAAGGCACGGATGCCCTGGACTTCTTCGGGCAGGACCACATCGTCGTGCGGGATGTGCGGAATGACGAAGGAGCGCAGCTTGCGTTTGCCACGTTCACCGACCGTGCCGGGCGAGCCAGGCGTCTTGGTGGGCAGCAGGTTGAGCTTACCGGCGTACTCCTCGACGATGATCTGGCGGGTGCGCACCGGCTTGGCCGGGAACAGGTTCAAAGCCTCCAGGCGGCCATAGCGGTTGGGGATGAGGTTGATGGCGGCGGTAAGACTTGCCATCGAGAAACCAGGGTTCAGAAACGGGTTGTTCATTCGGGGCTCCAGAAATGACGAAACCCGCGCAAGCCAGACGGCCAGGCGGGCTCGGGGGATGGAAGGACGGGCTGTAAGTGGCGAAGGTCAGGCGGATGTCAGGCGGATTCACGCACCAGTACACCGCGCTCGGCCAGCTGCTGCTCGTAGGCCATGCGCTGGGCGCCGGTGAGGGAAATCGGCCAGACCAGCGCGGTCTTGGCCACGATGGCGTGGCGGGCGATCAGGATGGCGTCGCTGCGATCGGCATGGGTGGCATCGATCGCGTTGGCCAGCACCCCGATGGCGTCCTCAGTGCCGTCGGTGGCGGCGGGGTCGATGGCGTAGTGCTTGCCATCGCTGGCATTGCGGCCGAGTACCGTGCCCAAGGGCAGGTTCTGGCCAGCGGCGATGGTGGCGACGTCCCGCGAATAGCGGTTGGGGGCTTCGTATTTCAAGAGGTCGCCGAGGTTGTTTTGTTCGGTGATGGCGGACATGGTTTACTCCTTTGCAGTGAGTTTTTTGACGGCGGCCACGATGGGTGAGGTCTCCGGGCGATCAAGGTTTTGCGTACCGGCGTCCACGGTGATGGTCGAGCGGATGTCATTGGCTTCGGAACGTGCCGCACGGGCGTCGATCAGTACGCGCCGGACATCGGCCTCGGTCTTGCCGGCTGCGATGAACTCGGCCGCGCGGTCGGGACAACCGGCCAGCAGGCAAACCTCGGCAATCGCCTGGGCAGCCTGGGTCACCTCTCGGCGGGCCTCAGCGACCAGGGCCGCAGCCTCATCAACGCCGATGGTTTCAGAGAGATTTTTGTCGGGGGTGTCTTGCAGTTCAGACATGGATAACTCCTTGTGGGGAAATGCCGCCTCAGCACGGATGACGCCCCGCACCTGAGACGGCGAATGGCTACGGGCGTGGAGAAACTGATGAAATTCGGCAAGAGTGGCGTCCAGCGTCTGGATACCATCGGCCAGACCTTGGGCCACGGCATTGCTACCGAAGAAGAGTCCTGCCTCGGTGGCACGCACAGCGTCCAGATCCATGCCGCGCATGGCAGCCACGTGATCGGTGAAGATGGAATACAGCCGATCCACTTCGCCTTGCAGCTCGGTCTTGGCGGTATCCGATAAGGGCTCGTGCGGTGAGTAGTCGTTCTTGTGCGCGCCTGCCGTGATGGCCGTGAATCGGTAGCCATCCTTGGCATCCTTGACCGATTGGTCGACATGAAGCGCGATCACACCAATGGAGCCGACCCCACCCGTTTCCGTCACAAACAGCCGCTGGGCGCTGGCGGCAATCGCATACGCAGCTGAGTACGCGGCATCGTTGGCCACCGCCCAGACGGGTTTGACCGCAGCCACCTCGCGCACACGCCGGGCCAACTCGAAACTGCCCGAGGCTTCGCCACCCGGGGAATCAATGTCGAGCAGGATGCCGCTGACCTGCGGTTCTGCCAGGGCCGCATCCAGCATGGTGCTGATCTCGCCGTAGGAGGTCAGACCTGACGCGGCCTCCATACCCAGCGAGCGTTTGACCAGCGAGCCGTGGATCGGAATCACCGCAATGCTGTCGGGCGCTGCGGCTGCGGGTGGCCGTTGGTAAACGGCCATGTCCATCGAGGGCATGGCGGGGACATCGGCCATGCCGATGCGCTGACCGACCACCGACAGGATCACATCCAGCTTGGGGCGGTGAATCAGCAGTGGCGTCCCGAACAGGCGGGAGGCAAGGTAAGTCATGGTTGGGGGTCCTGGTTGTTGGGTGGCGCGGCCTCTGGGTCACTGGTCTGCGGATCCGTCGGCTGCGCGTCTGGGGTTTCGGTGGACGGTGCAGCGACTACCTGGTCATGCCGAGCATCGGAGTCAAAGACCAAGCCAAGTGCATCGGCCCGGGCGTTGTCCGCCGCGATTTCGCGGTCCACGTCTTCGGCGTCGTAGCCATTGCCCGAGATGGCCTCGGATCGACTCATGAGGCCGGCGCGGATGGCCAACTTCATGGCGTTGAATTCCTTTTGCGGATCCACCCAGCTCCAGCCCTGCGGAATCCACTTGGCGGCTTGGTAGGTGCGGCGGTCTTTGCGGTAGCCGGGAAGATCCAATGCACCTTCCAACACCGCCTGATCCATCCAGGCGCGCCAGATCGGCCGACACAACTGGTGAACGATCACACCGTGCTGCAGGACTTCGCAGCGGCGGCGAAACTCCAGCAGGCCAGCCCGGATGGAGGAGTAGTTCACTTGCGTGAGGTCACCCGTGAGCATCTCGTAGGTGATGCCCATGGCAGCGGCCACCGCGCGAAACTGCTGGCGCATGAATTCGGCGTACGACGATCCCACATCAGCAGGGGCTGAGAACTTGATGTCTTCGCCTGGCTCCAGGATCTGTAGCGTGCCTGGCTCCATGCCCGCGAGCGCCACCCCGTTGCCATCGGCCGCCGACTCACCCATCAGGTTGTCTTCCGGGGCCATGCGGGTGATGAAGCCAGCGAACATGGCCGCCGTCTTCTTACGCACCAGCTCCGCGTCGTCGTACTGGTCCAGCTCGTTGAGTTTCACGAGCGCCCGAGTGAGCCACGGCTCGCCCCGGATCTGGCCGGGACGCAGGGGGCGAAACAGGTGGATGACTTCGCTGGCATCGACCCGCACGGTATCCAAGCCACCCACACTGCTGGACATCGGGGCCAGCAATCCATCATTGGGATGCGAGCGATACAGGTGATAAGCCACCCGGCGACCTAGCCGGTCGAACTCGATGCCAGCGCGAATGACGTTGCCGCCGGGCAGATCACGGTTCATGGTGGTTGGCAGGTGCTCTGCTTCCAGCACCTGGATCTGCAGCGCCACCGGCAGACCATCTTCGGTGCGGCGATAGCGCAGTCGCACCAGGGCTTCGCCGCCTTCGAGCATGGCGCGGGTGGCCAGTGCCTGCAGACCGTAGAAGTCGGTAAGGCCTGCGGCATCGGCCTCTTCGCACCAGTCCCACCACAGGCTGTGGATGGCTTCGCGCGTGGCCTGGTCTTGCACCATGCTCTGAGGCTTGATACCGGTGCCGATGGCGTTGGCCACAAAGGCTTCGATACCAGCGGCGGCCCAGGCGTTACGCCTAACCAGATCACGGCTTTTGGCACGCAGTTCGTCTTGGGCCAGCGACAGGGCTGCCACCGCACCGGGATTGCTGGGCATCCAGGCCAGTGCGCGCCGCCCGCCGCCGGTGCCGTCATAGACCGGCGTGCCACCGAACATGCGGCGACGCAGACTTTTGAACCAGGCCATCAGAGTGCCTTGCTCGTGGCGACACGGATCTGGCGGGATTTGGGTGCGCCGGAATCACGAGCCATGGTGGCTTCGACTTCAGCAATCGCAGCCTTCAAATCGGCCACGCTGCGGTACTCGATGCTTTTTCCCTCGTAGGTCACGCGGTGCTCGCCACTGGCCAGCGCTTCGCGCAAGGCCTGCAGGTGTTCATGGGTGTAGGTCATGCTCATTTGCTCACTCAAGTCATCCATCGGCTGCGCACCACACGACGCGGGTTCGGTTTGGTGCCACCAGAAGTGCTGAGGCCACCGTCGAACTGCTGTTCTCGGGTGGCCTCGGGGGTTGTGATTTGTTTGGCAACGACTGGTGGGTCGGTGCCGAGTTGTTTTTCGAGTTCTTGCCAGTGGCGGTCTTCGAACCGGTCCAGGCCCGCAGCGGCGGCTGCCGCCCGGGCGTAGACATAGCAGTCGAGTGCCTCATTGCGCTCGCGCATCTTTTGCCACTCGCGGTGGGCAAAGCCGTTGCGGTCACGCCGCGTGATCAGCTGCTCGGCACAGAGCTGTTGCAGGTATTCGGCATCGACCTTGGGCAGGTGCACGAATCCGGCCGGGTAGATCGGCGTGACGCCGTCTTCGGCCACCTCGGCGCTTTTGCGCAGGTTGTTGTAGAACTCCAGCTTGGCAATGCCACCCGCCACCGGGAACACTTTGATACCCCGGCGCAGCTTCTTGCCGCTGGCGGTGGCATCCACCGCCGTGGGCGTGCCGATCAGCGCCGCACCACCGGCAATGCCCTTGATCGGCATGAGCCGGACATCGCGCACGCTGCGTACAAAGGCGTAGGCCTCCTGGGTGGCATATCCGGTATCGAGCGCCAGGCGCGCCAGGCTTAGCTGGCAACCGCTGCAGTGGGTCCAGGTCTCGCCCATGAGCTTCGCCAATGCTGACCAAACTTCGGCTCGCGCCGTGTCGCCCATCAGGATCCGGTGCTCGACCAGCCAGGTGGCCTTGCCGCGCCCGAAGGCCCAGACCGAGACTTCGATGCGGTCCTTCTGCACGTCGGCACCGGCGGTGAGCAACAGCCCACCAGCCGGAACCGAGCCGATGCGGTAATCCTCCCGGCGCTCCAACAAACGCTGCCAGTCCGGCGCTTCGCCCTCTTCGACCCAGGTTTCACCCAGTTCGGTGTTCTTGAAGGTCTTGATGGCCGACGCCGAGCGGGAATCAGACATCGCCGCCGACTCCCAGGCCCGGGCGATCTCGATCCAACTGCGCCAGCCCACCGGGCTGTAGAGACTGGACAGATGAAACCCTGCCGTGCGTCCGGCTTGTTCTGGCGCGCACGCCTGCCACTGGCCGTTGTCCAGCATCCAGGTCTTGTGGTGCTCGGCAATCGGTTCACCACAGCCTTCGCAGATGTAGGCCGCTGTTTCGGGCTGGCCGCGCTCCCAGCGCAGTTGCTCAAACTGAGGTAGGCTGAAAAAAGTGGAGTCCAACGTTTCGTAAAATGTGAGGAACG